TTCCCACGCTTTCTTCAGGGTGGCAAAGGGCTTGCCTATTGTGCCGTCACCTGTGGTGTCGTTTCCGAGGGTTTGACCTGTCCACGAACCTGCCGAGCCTGTCTTGCCTGCCGATCCTGTCCACCCTGGAGCAATGTAGATAGTTTTATCCGTTGCAACAATCTTTAGATTTTGCAGTGGCGTATTGCTTGGGAACGGGATTGGAGAGAAGTTGGTCATGTGTGGTTATTTATGTGTTTTCCGTGTGGGTGACTACACCGATACAATTATCCTGTCCAATATCCATCAATACCAAACCAGAAACTGTTTCCAAGCAAATATATCTCTGTGTCCTCATTAAATCCAAAATAGCCCGCAATAGGAATTTCTCCAATTCCAAATGTTCCTGCATTGTCACCGCTAGCCAATGCAGCAGCACCCACCAGTACTCTACGATCACATAAAATATTTCCATTTGTTCGTCTAGAGTACCCATAAGCGTAATCTGGTCCCTGTCCAGTGTGAATTCCAAGAAGAACTCTAATGATTCTAGATCCAACAGGAACACCGTAATCAGAAAGTTTGAACCAAGTGTTTGCTGGCACTCCTGGTTGGTGTCCTCCAGCATTCAAGAATACATATCGCGTGCTGAATTTGTTGTTGTATGTGGTGTTTAAAGTGTCAATATAACTTTTTGTGACCAATGTGCTTCCATCAGAAGAACTGGTTGTGGCTGTAGAGGAGCGGACTTCTCCAACCACATCAAGGGCTACCGATGGATTATTTTTTCCTATTCCAAGTCTTCCGTCTCCAGTGATTCGGATTCTTTCACCTTCTGTTCCACTTTGGAATGTGGAAAATATAAATCCTCCACCACTACTGTTATACATTGTAAGATTTGAATTTCCAGAAGTGTGCTTGATTTGCAAATTGCTTCCAGGACCAGCCAAAATTGCAGAGTTAGTACCAGACAAAAGGTCAACTCGGAGTGCTCCATCGTACACATGAAGTTTTTGACTGGGTGCGTTTGTTCCAATACCAACTTCTCCACCAACTTCGATTCGCATCCGCTCTGTTCCGCGTTTTGATGCTTCGCCGCTGTTGGTGTAGAACACCAAATCGCCGCCACTAAACCCACTCATCAATTCAGTTTTTAAGGTGTCTGAATCGGTGGAACGAATCAACAAATTGTTGTACGGAACATCAACCCCGTCAATAATAGCAGCACGGGTGTACGGCTTGGCTTTGATAATGTACTGAAGTGCCACATACGGTGGCATGTTGTTGTGGGAAGAGGAACCACCAGTGTTACCAATCACCAAAACAGCACTAGCAAGCACATCTAATTGAAGTGCTGATGTGTCAGCATCCGCGCCTGCTGCGGTTCTCGTTTCTCCAACCTTTGTTCTTCTTACTATTCTATTAAAATCTGCTGCACTGGAACCACTACCATAAGGACGGTCTGACGGACCAGTATTTGGATTTGTATTACCAGAGGTACTGCTAGGACTGCCCCCATCAAAATCTTTTGCTTCAACTCCGTGACTATGAGACGGCAACTCGCCTTCTGTGAGTGTGTGTTTCTCTTCGCCACCTTCTGAACCAAGCGGGTAGATTCCGCTGATTGCAGATAGATTGGTAGCATCACCTTCAAGGTCAGCAAGAGTTGTTTGATTCACACCTAATGCAACACGACCACGCAAATCGGGTGTGTTGAAGTGTGTTATTGCTATGCCAGTAACTGTAGCAACAGGAGTTGACCCTCTGATTACTCCAGCAGAATTTAGAACTCGATACTGAGAATTTCCAGTCGAAGTTGATGTGCCACTTCCTGCTTTGAATATGATACTAGGAACAGACAGAGTTTTGTCTGATGAATTATAAACAGGGAGAGTTTGAACCACAGCAGTTGTGGATGTGACCGATAGAATAACTCCAATCATCTCTGCGTTGGAATCGTATAGCCCACCAGACCACGCGTTTGTATTGTTTTTAAATTGTAGTACATCACCAGCCGAAAAATTGTTAAGATTGGTTCCTGTTAGAGTAGCCACATACCCGTAAATAGGAGTTCTGTCTCCTGATGAATACAACAGGTTACTATACAGTTCGGCATACGAACCAATTCCGTAACTTGCACCATCACAACGCAACCATGTTTCAGGAACCATTGTGCCTGCAAACGGCATGATTGTGCCCACAGGCTGAATCTCATCTACTGCAATAGTGGACGAGCCACCAATTTGTGTGCCCAAATAATTGTGCATCACAAATCCTTGAGATGTTGGGTGACGAGAAACTACGGGTTTAATTACCGTGCCAACTGCACTTGGTGGATTGTGTGTTAAACCACCAGCACATACTCCAGACAGGAACAGTATAGGATATGAAAGTCCAGCATATTGCGGAAGGTCAACATATCCAGCGTAAGTCAATTCGAATGTATTAACATCGGTATTGGCACTAACAATTCCAAGAACTTCTGCATTAACAGCAGAATCGGCTACTGCTCGCACATAAGAAGGAGTTCCATTGTTCCATCGCAACACATCACCAACAGCAAACCCGTGAGCAGGCAAAACAATGCTCTCTTTAAGAGTCTTTGCTATTGATACGCCACCTGTTAATACGAGTGATGATGCCATTTGTGTTCCTTGAAATTATTTTATAAAAAGTATTTTTGGTTATGCTGTTCTAATTACCATAACTTTCCAAGAACCATAAGCATTCCATCCAGTATAAGCAGTCCATGTAAAAGTTGCAGTTGTTGCCGATGATAAAGTAAACGCATTAGAAACTGCCGAAACACTGGCAGAAGACAACATGGATGTTCCACAACCGCAACCGCCACCACTTGTAGACTCTTGAAAACTTTGAGTTATTGATGCCACAGTTCCGTTCCAAGAGGTGCTTACACTTATCGTGGTAGCAGCCGCATCTTTATTTGTGCTGACTCTGCCGTCTTGTTGCACATGATACTTATAACTTCCAGCAGGAAGAGTCATAGAAAAGTTTGCGGGTGCGCCTTGTCCTGCTGCCATATAAACAACCATTCCAGCAACAAATCTATTACTATCCACATAAGTTTTATTTGTTAAATGTTGTCCTTCTGTTGGAGCAGTAGCACAACTAATAATTGCACTTGAAGTTGCTCCAGCCAGTGTCACAACTCTAGAAAAAGAAGCAGTATTTCCAACAATACTAATGTTAGAAAAAGAAGCAGTATTTCCAACAACGCTAAATCGGTCAGTCATAGTAACCGTGTTACCAAGAGCAACTGCACCAGATGGAGCAGTTTTCCAAACCAATGCAGGGTCACTTCCACTTACACCAACAACCAATGCACTCTTGGCTACGGTTACAGGATTACTGCTAATCCAAGAATCTGAATTCAAACCAGAACGAACACTATGACCTATTGCAAGACTAGAACTACCCCATCTAGTTCCAACCACATTAAATGTAGCAGCAGTTAAACCATTTGATAAAATGTCATCTGTGGTATATCTAGAAATTATAAGATCACGACCCTGTGGTGTAGCAAGACTATCTAAAGTAACACCAACACGAACATCTCCACGAACATCCAACTGCGAAAGTATCCGATTTCCATTTGCGCCAGAATTTAGTGCTGACCATCCTCCACCTATACCAACATTTCCAGTTACACCAACACTTGTGGCAAATCCACTTTGACCAGCAGCAAAACGCATAACCTCACGACCGTATTGTATACCGTTGTACACACCGAGTCTTAAATCTCCACTAACACCATCTAAAATATTCTGAATCAAGAAAAAGTCTAGATTTGCAAAACTAATTCCAGTTGCAGCACCACGAACATCTCCGCGATACGAGAACAAGTATCCACCAACAGAAGATGTGGCCATGAACAGTGGCTTTCTTACCTGTCCTTCTGTTGACGCTGGCGAAGTTGATAGCGGACTGACCAAACTTTCAAAAGATCCACTTGTACCAACACAATTTGTACCAAGGAAATAAACGCTTCCAGGAGTAAGAGGAGAACCATACGGCAAACTAGGCAGATTGAAAAATCCGTCCATCAGCACATCAAACGAAGCATTTACTTCACCACTTGCACCAACAGCCACAACCATTCCAGCCACCTCTGCTTCTTCTGGTGTGTTGGCTTGTGCTTTTACATAAATGCCATCCGAAAAATATTGTTGTGCGGTTGCTCCTAGTGATGGCAACCAATACTGAAGAGTTATTCCAGGTCCAGGATATGCCTTAAATCTAACAACATCTCCAGGAACAAATCTGTTCAACTGCGAGATTCTAGTAGAAACAGAAGACGAAGACGATATCTGAATAGGACTCTGCAACACACCACCAGTAAAAGGAAGAACAACAGCAGAATTGGTTCCAGTAGAAACCATAAGTGCCTTGTGTATCTGTCCAGGAGTTACTGGTTGTGTGGCTGTGATTTTACCAGCAGAATCAGGTGCAAGATAGTATGTTTTACCAGATGAAAGTGTTGTTACACCACCAACAAGAGCACCGCTAAAATCACCAAAAATTTCACCCAAGAAAGTTATTTCAAACTCGTTTCCATTTATCACTTTGGATACAATTCCAACAACTTCTGCGTTATCAGGATTGTTTCCCTGTGCTAACTGGTAAACCGCTCCATCAAATCTTACTGCCTGACCAAATTGAAACGGGTGTCCGCTCTGAAAAATAGTTTTTCGATTGGCTCCATCAGAGATATTCACAAACGGACGAGCACCATATGTGCTTCCGCTGAGAACTTCCATAAACAATGTCACACCACTGGGAGAATATCGTTCAAACTGAATTGACCTATTGGATGTGATTCCAGCAGCACCAGTTGATGTAAGTTCTATTAGTAGCCCGTGGTCGGTTGTGCTTCCACCATCTAAACGAATTCCAGTACCGTGAACTGGTAGCACACCAGCACCACTTGCGTAAATTCCAAAAGTAGATCCACTAATACCAATATTGGCATTGGCTTGCCACATGCCAGTCACGCCATGAATGCTTTGTGGTAGCCATAGCCACTCTGCGGTGTTTCCGCTTCCACCACGGTCAATCAGAAGTCCACCACCACCTGCTTGATTTATTTTAGTATCACTTGAACCAGAAGCAGTGTTTCCAAGAATCAGAGCGTAATCATCAATGGTTACTATGTTGGCGTTTACGGTAAATGTGGAAGCGTTGAATGTAACATCACCATTAAAAGTGACACCACTCTGAAACACCACAGGTTGCATAAAACTAACGCCTTTATCAACATTGTCTGCAATATCAGCGGAAAGAGTTCCACCTCCAGCAACAGACATACTGATAGATGAAGACGAAACTCCATCGTACACACGCATTTTATTCAATTTATAAATGCTTGTATTGGTAACATCCCTCCAAGTGTTGAAGGTGTCGCCAAGTGCCACTTCAGGAATGGCGTATGTGCTTATGTCTGGGCCTGTGCTTGCTGCCATTTGTGTCCTGTGCTTATAAGAGTTTCTAGTTCACTTATCCGTGCCGTCAATGTATTTATCTGTTCTTGTAAATGGTGTAAATTTATATTCACCGTTTCTTCGTGTGCCCTTTGGGCTAGGGCTTCTTTATTTTTTAGATATAATGCCCCCGTATTAGGATCACGAATATATTTACTCATATTATCTCCATGTAACCACGCGAATATTCTTTAAAGCAGGTGTTTTGCTGTAATCTGCTCCACTTGGAGCCAAAAACTCTGCTTTGATCTGATAGGCACTAATGTTGTTTGCCAAATTGGTAGTGGACGATGTAAATCCACGGATACCGTAAATTGCCTCTCGGAAATCATTCTCTGTTGCACTTGTGAATGTAGCACCCAAAGGACTCATAAGCCTCCAAGGCGATTGATACAGTCCACTTTCTCCGTTAGTTGAATATTTGCAATACATGTTTACTGTTGCTCCAGTTGGAACCAAAGCGTTTGTAAACACAAATACTCCTTGAGATGTGGCATCTGTGGGCAACACAACAGAACGAGAAACATAAGAAGATGTAGAATAAGCAGAAGTGGTTGAAGGTATAGGACTGATAAACATATCAACTGCTATTCCACAGAATGTTCCAACATCTATAACTGGCGACACAGCAGTATTAGTTCCTCTCGTCAAGGTATAAACTATAGGAGAAGAGGATTTAGGAGTTGAGAAATAAGAATTTTGGTTGTTTAATACCAAATCTGTTCCAATCCTTCTAGTTACAGAACACCCAACAGGAATTATTTCGGTGTTGGATATTTTTATAATTTCTGCTGCTCCCGCCCAGTTTGAACCGTTGTATGGCAGCGATCCAGAAGACGAAGTAAAATTGCAACGATTTATCCTGAATGCAACATCTATATTGTTGTTTATCACCCATGTGCTTGTGTTTTGTGGCACATAAAGAGTTCCAACATTAGAAACATTACCTGCTCGTCCACCAGCAAGAGTGTTAATAGAGGCAGCAGAAGCATACAACTCGTATTTTCCGCTGTTTGTAATTACAGCAATCGCATACTCTCCAGGTTCAAGATAAACTGGGCTTGTAAATGCAAAATTTGTGGGAAGAGGGTTGCCATTGTTGGAGTTCACTATAACTTCAGATGCTCTCTTTGTTACTGTTGTAAACGGAAGAGAAACAGAAGGCGAAGGATATCCATTAACTGTTGGTCTTATTTGAACGGTAACTGGTAGAAGAGGATCAGATTTAGCAAAATACAAATCAATACTACTCAAGAACAATCCATCTGGATAAGCCTTCTTGTCCACTATGAATGTTTGACACAGAGGATCTGACCATTGGTTGTTTTCTACTGTGTCGGGAATACTATCATACGAAACTTCACGGTTAAATGGTGTTTTTATTATTCCATTACTGGAAACACTCTGTCTTCTCAATACTGGAGGACGAGTAGAGTATGATCCAGAATCTCTTTGCTGAAATGTTCCAGTTGAATAGAATATTGCATCTGCTGCTGTTGATGCACTTTGAGGATCAAACGAATCGCTTACTCTGACTAACTTTTCGCCAACTGTAAATGTTGACGGTGGAATAGTAAAAGTTGCGATCAAAGTTCCATCAGAAGAACTAGACAAACCAGAAGCCAAAACAACACCATCAAAGAAAATAGAAAGCCCTGTCGTATTTGGTTTCAATCCATGTGCAGTAATGCTGATAGATTGTCCTTGGATATAAGGAAGAACACTATTATCAACAGTTCTATTAGCCGAGACTTTCTTTATTCTATTCTTCAGTCGCTTGGATTTCACATACGACATCATCTTTTCAGTTATAGTAGAATCTATTCTTCGATTAACACCTATAGACGGATTTCCAGAATCAACTCCAGCAACAGCAGAAGGAACGGCAGAACGAGGCAATTCAAGAATTGCTCTTTGAATCGAATCACTATCTTCTTCTCGTATTTCAATTCCTGTCCACAAACTTTCCCAATCGTTCCATTGTGTTCCGAACCCACGAGAATCTCTAGCGTCTGAAGAAATCCAGTTATCGTTTTCTCCCAAAGTATTAGTTTTCACTAATGGTCGATATGAAGTGTCCCACCGAGTGTCTATGGATCTGGACAGATTCAAGAAACCAAGCCAATTTGTTGTGTTGGTTGGGTTTGGTTTAACTGTTGTACTGTATCCCAAATTTTCAACACAAACAACATTATTGTACGCAAGTGTACAAATACCGTCCATAGAGACTGCTGTGTTGGGATCGTTAGCAAGAGATGTAAGTTCTATTTGAGAAGAACTAAAGAACGGACGGAGTTCTCCATATTCATAATCCACAGAACAGATATGCTCGTCTGAAACAACATCTCCAGAGTTGTGACCCACAAACTCATCAACAAACATAGATGTTTTTAGAGGCTCAATTGTTTGTGTATATCCAAGAGCACGAGCAAGGTTTATCAGTTGTTTACTTTCCAATTCTGTTTCTGATATAGACAATGAAGCGTATGTTTCAACATCATCGACTCGTCTTTCAATCTTTCCAATATCAGACATTGTGTATCTGCGGTTTTCGTGTGCCGTAACAACAACATCAGATTCTTTATGAGTATAAGCAGGAACCAAAACAGTATAGAGTGTGAGTGCGTCTTCGCTGTCTGGTGGAGCAACTGGAACCAAATCTGGAATTCCTTGATCTACTGTAAACAGAGGAGAACCAGTATTGGGATCGGCTTTAACTTTGATCTTGTCTATTCTTGGAAGATAGTGCGAGTAAGAAACTCTTGTGTTTGCTAAAGCAGATGGGAACTCATAAGCACCATATGGTTTCAATACAGGATGATCTAGAGTTGGACCAGAGTGACGGAAATCCAAACAGTTAGCCAACGGAACAGTTTTTCCTGTTCTTGTGTTTGTGTAAAGAGGTATGTGGCTGTATGTCACACCAATATATGAGTTAGAACCAACAAATGGAGCCATAGTCAAACCACGATGTGCAAAGTAATCATATAGCACTTCATAAGTTCCATTGCCAGCATCCACATCTCTTTGTGGTTTAACATAAAGTCTAGAATATTCATAACTTGCTTCTCTTTGTCCATCATCCAACTCAAACCAAGAAGTGGCTGGTGTTGGTGTTGAGCCAGAAATATTTGAAGTAAAAGTTATACCAATAATAGAGTAAACATCCCAGTGTGGAAGTTGAATAAATTTTCTATTGTTTCTAGACGGGTCTGCCTGAATACTAATTATAGTAGCCTGTTGTCTAGTCGAGTGTTTTGTTCTTATGTTAGAAGAAGCAAAAGAAGTTAGAGCAGAATTGTCCAAATCATAGAATAATGGAACACTCATTCTGACTAGACCTTGTGTGTAACCAGCAGGATGTCTGTTTCCAGGAATTTGCAGCCTCAATATTGATCCATTTATATCAGAAGAAAGAGTTATACCAGTAGTTGATGGTTCGTGACCTGGGCTGTAAGCAAATGCGGTTGTTCCAGTCAAACCAGTAGACAGCAAGACTACTTGTTGTACATCTGATGGATTTATGGTTCCATTAGTATATTGGGATGGGAATTTTACGGCTGTATTGGATTGAGCAGAAAAAATACCACCAAAATTTGATTTGGTTACTTGATATGTTATGGGATTGGCAGCATTATATGTGGATATTTCAGTTATGTTTATTGGATCGCTTACAACTTTGCTATAGAACTGTGCTGCACTAAAACCTGCAACTGCATATCCAGGTCTAACATCATAAAGCAAAGACATGTCGTTGCTTCCGTTTAATGTCACTCCAGTGCTAGACAAAGTAAGCCCAAACACAGCAAGAGTTCTTCCACTACCGAGTCCAAAACCATGCGGCATCAAAACAGCACTTGATGCTCCTGCAATAGTGGAACCACTAGAAATTCCATAAAGATACATCTTATAAACGGCGCGAGCAGTCAAACCAGAAGTAGAAGCAAAACCAAAAGGAATGAGTCCATGAACTTTTGCCTGTCCTACCACTGCATTTGAAGCATTTCTAAAATAAACATCAACAGATCCACTATTCAAAGTGGTTCCTAGTAAACTGCTAAATGTGCTTCCCCAAGCAGTGATTCCTTCTGCACCAAAACCAGCACAAACACCGATCCAATTACCAATCGCAAACGGAAAATTCAAATTCTCTGTGGTTGTGGTTCTTGCAGCAGGAACAGAAATTGTTTGTGGATATTGAGTTTCAATTTCATATCCCTGAATATATGCTTTACCAGAACTAAGAGTATAGTTTAGTGTAGGTCCACTCAAACTAATTTTTATGTCAAATGGATTAACTACATATGAACCAGATTCATCGTATGTTCTACGAGACAAGGTTTTTTCAATTTCGCCATATGTAATTCGTTCAACTTTTCTAGTAATTTTTCCATTTTCAAATCGAAGCAATTCAACAAAATCGTCTGTGTCCTCTCCAGTGCGGCGTTGTTCTAGGCTTAAATCAATTTTAAAACGGTCAGCACCTGGAGCGTTATAGTTATAAGAACCAATTGCAGGATCTCGTAAACTTGAATCTTCGCTTTCTGTTACAGAGTCACGAGTAATTGCTAAACCGACTTTGGTTGTCAAATCTGCGAATGCTACTCCGTACTCAAAATCTCTACGGCTATTGTAGGTTGCGTTTTCAAGTGTTCTTCCTGGAACAAAATATTGGGAATGATTGCGGGCAAAGAATCCGTCAACATAAAAAATTCCATCGTCCACAGAAACCAACTTGCAACGACCATTTGCCCATATTTCTGGTACAGGAGTAAGAGTGTAGTCTGTTGGTGTATCAGAAGATGTTGTAAGAGTTACAGGTGTGGATGTGTCAAAACTAGCACCAGAGATAAAGTCCACAACCAACACCAATTTACCGTCTGTGGAGTCTGGTTCAATATAGTGGACTACTCGCCCTTCAGGCTGTGCCGCAGAAGCACCCTGTCCAAATTTTATTGTGCTACCCAAAACAAAAGAATAATCCGTAATATTGGTCAGTCCATTAGTGTTGGGTTGCACCATAAGATAGTTGGTGTTTCGAACACTTATAGCCCCACCAACAATACGAGAACCGTCTTTGAACAGGTGATCTCCAACCTTGGACACCTGATCCTGTAGAATAGACTGAATTTGGGTCAGTTCACGAGCCTGAACGGCGTATCCAGGCTTGAACAGCACTCGGAGAAAAGACTTGGCAGGATCGTAGTCGTCGTAGTACGGGTTAATATTGAAGATACTTGGATCGTAAGCCATTGTTTCCTCTTTAGAAGCCTAGTCGCAGGCGGAACTCTTCAGATTGACCTTTTACTCTTGAGATTGGGCGTATATTGTTTATGTATATGATTTCGCCAGAAGCAGGATCAATCTCGGGTGGGGTCACAGATGTTACTATATGTACCCCCAAAGTGCTTCCTGTCAGTCCATTATTGGCAACGCTTCTGAACGAGCCAAACACATCGGTCACATACAGTTTTCCATAGGACGAATTTATAAATTCCCAATGATACACCGTGCCGTTTGCGTAATTCCCAATAGCGTCTCCGCTCAATCCCTGCTGAATAAAATCTCCATTGAAATATGAATTGGGGGTTAATTCCGCAGATGTAATGTCTAGTCCACCAGTTACACCACTTATGCTTGTTCCTAGTTCCAAAACTGTTAGCCCTGTATAAGCAGGAGTTTCATTCAGGTCAAAATACGGAGAACCAACTTCCACCACTTTGAATAAATCGTATACTCCGCTTTCATTGATGAATGTTTTTCTGTTGTTGTCATAAATCCAAGCATATTCACCATAAAGAGGAGTAATAGATGATGGTGCTGCACTAGCACCACTCACGGTTCCAACTATGGCTTGTGTTCCAGCAACAAAAGCGTTTTTGTTGGTTCTTATTATTAGATTGGCTGCGTCTCTTTTAACCAATAATCCGCTTGCCTCTATGGCATACCCATATGACAAACCACCGTAATTGACTACCGTTCCTGCTGGTATGTTTTGAGTTACAACTTCTCCAACTATGAAATTAGATGCTGTTGTTGGGTTTCCAACATTCACAATAAAATCGTTTGGTCTAGTTTGATATGTTACGAAATTACCACCAATATTTTTTACCTTGATTACAAGCCTACGCTCACTGTTCAAAGTAGATACAGACTTCAATTGAGATATTTTTGCACCAACGGAAGATTCGGTTCCTAATATAAAATTTTTAGAAGAACCATCAAAACCATTTATTTTCCAAGTATCTAAATCTCTAGTCGTTTCAGTTCCTTCGTATAACAAAGAAACATCTCTGTAATATTCAGATTGAGCACCAGCAATCGAACTAGAAGAGTCGTTAAGTATTGGATTTTTTATTATGCCAATTTGACGATACGATCCACCGCCAATAAACTTGTCCTCATCGTCTTCCAAAACCTCAACAATAATTATGACATCTTTTGCATTCAACTCTTTCAAAATATTGCTACCGTGACCACCTTTAGGAGACAGAACTGGTGTTATTGTTGGGTGGATTTTTGTTGGTTGTGTTGCAATTGATGTTGTTACTGCCGCGCTTGCTTGTGTATAGTCTTCGCCACCATTTATAAGTTGAACTCCTGTAATCTTTTTTCCTGTCATTACAGGGAAAGCATAAGCACCTGTGCCGTCACCAAAAAATCTAATTCTTGGCAGAACTTGAAATTTAGTAAAATCCAATCCGTTTAGCGTTGGGTTGGTCACAGAAAAATCAATAGCGTCGTCTCTGACTATAAAATACGGCACTCCATTAGTCAATCCACTTTCGGTGATGATTCCGTAGTTATTGTTGGTTTGTGGATTTGTGGTTGATTCCACTACTCGCAAAATGTAACCAGTTTTTGAAACATTTGGGTCGGTTATGTTTCCAGTATCACTAGACAATATTTTTACAAGTTTTATTCCACCGTCTGTAGTGTAACTGCCTAAACGAATAGGTTTATTTCCTAAAGCAAGTTCTGTGCCGTTATATTCAGCGGCAGAGGCCCCACCATTTGTTATAAAGTTCAATCTTGTTATTTGTCCAGAAACAGCAGTTTGCTGAACAGCATACTGATTAGTGGTTTCTGTATCGTCTCTGCTAGAAACAAAATCAATTGGAATGTAGTCCGTTAGTTCGTAAGGTAGGTCAGAAGAACGAACAGTAGCCAAATATTTCCAAACATAACCATCACTTAGTGTAACTGGTACAGTAAGTGTTCCTGAAGGTTTAACTGTGGACGGTTTGCCCTGTCCATTATATGTTCCATCAATCGTTGGGCGGCTCAAGCACTTGTACAAATTGTTTTCGTCTGTGACAACATAAAAAATCTGTGGATCGTCTGTGTCGAATAGACCAATACTGTCATCGTACTGATCGTATACTGTTCCACTAGTCCATTCATACCGAGGAATAGCAAACAAAATATTTTTAGGATTTAATTTTTTATATCCTATAATATTGCGAGTTATCTCGCGTTCATTTTCATCACTATCTGGATATTGAGCAGTTCCAGGAGCAGGTGGAGAGTTGTCATCGCTCCATCCAGTTGTTTTAGCAACAAAGAAAAAATACTGATTATCGTTGCGTTCCAATTCGTTAAGGAAGCCTTCGGCATATGATCTTTTAATTGACGCTTTTAGATAAGCAGGCATTGGATCTCCCTTTATGTGCCAGTAGCACCACTAACACCAAGATATCCATATGTATCGCCCGCAAGGGTGATTCCGCTAGAAAGAACGGTGTCTTTGGACTTGTATATGAGTTCTGGTATATTGAAAAAATCTGTGATATTTATGCCTGCAAATTCTGAACCATCAGGAATCGTAGACAGGTCTTTAGAGTTGGGGTGGTGAGCAATCTGCCAATATGTTAAACCTAACTCGCTTGTGCTTGGGTGTGACAGGTAGTATGAATCAGGAAGTTTGGAGTCTAGGTTGTATTTACGAGACAGGTATCCGTAGACCTGTTGGCGTTCTTCCTCTTGAAGTTTACGGTCGAACACAATTATTTCACTAATTACGCCACCGAACGAATACGATGGGGTGTTGGTTTGAAGCGATGTGATCCACGCAGCCGAACCTGTTACACCTGTGCCTGTTGCACCCGAACTAACATTGGCTCCAATTCTGCCCAAAATAATGTCCACAGGGTTGAACTGTTCTGGTCCAGCAGCAAACAGGTCTTCTTGTTGTGGAAGGAATGTATCGTCAGCCATTGGTGCTTCCTTATAATCCGAATCTGTTTCTCAAAGAGTTGAAGTTTTGCTTGATTTCAATTGGAGTAAGTGTGCGAGAATACACCCTAGCGTTTGAAATTTTACCGTTATACGCATAATCTCCTCCGTCCATGTGTGGTGGGAACCACCCAGAAGAAGGGAATCTGTCTCCTAAACAAAACACATTACCACTTTCTAAAACATGGTTTCCGATTTCACGACGAGTATCCACCAATTCTCCGTTGTAATACGATTTTATGAGCACTCCACCATCGTTTGGTTCTATAGTTGTTGCTAAATGATGCCATGAATTGGGTAAAATTTTTCCAGATGCAATATTAGAATAAGCAACCTGTCTTCCTGATATGTTTAAAGAAAGAAAATAACTGTTACCGTAATCAGTTGTAAAATATGGCAAACCGCCAAAACCCATGAACATCCCTGATGGAACAGATGTTGGATTTATCCACGCTTCAAATGTCATGGTGTTTGGATTTGGAACATTTAGATTGGCAGCACTTAAAGTATCTCTCCTACCACTAAAAGTTAAAACACCACGGTTTTCTGATGACCATATTGGGAAATTAGTAGCCACAAAATTTTTACCGTTTGGGCTTGCATCATAGATTGTTCTGTCTTGATTGTTCAGTAACTCTTCTATTGTTGGTTCTGTTCCGTCAACCAAATCAATTCGTGGACGCATCGTTTGCTGAACCACAGTATTATCTGTGCAATAATACAAATATGTTCTAAATGCTACATTTTGGGTATCTGTTCTGAACACAAAGTCTCCCATACCATTGTTGTTTGCTAGCCTTAATGAAGCGTAGGTCAAACCACTACCAGAGCGAACATAGTATCCACTATTAGGGTGGTCAGAACCGACACCACTTCCAGCGGGATGAATGTGACCAACAACTAATATCCATTGGTTTTGTTTTCCAGAAAAGGCACTACTTTGTGGTGTTGGATATGCAAAATATGGATTGGTATCGTTTGCGCCCGAGATTCTCTGTATCAAACCAACATTGGTTCCAGCAGAATTTCTACCATAAGTTCCAAGATAAAATCGTCCATCGGTTCCAAGAACTTTTCTATTTACCCATATAGAGAATCTATAAGTTTTAGTGTTATCTACTGTAAACCTTGGAACCACATCAAAACCACCATTTGCCCACGATGTTTTGGTTGGTGTGTTGTGATTTTTTGTGTCCCAAACAAATTCTTCATACCCCCAAGGATTTATAGAACTAATGATAGAATTGTTCGATATTGAACCGTTTATAGAATATCCTGATGGATAAGACCCGAGGGTTCTTCCGCCAATACCAGACAAATCTGTAGTATCACCAAACGGTAAAAGTTGTGCTTGCGATATGTAAATTTCGTTTGTTCCTGATTGGAAATAAGCAAGACCAACCAAAGTAGGAACATATGGGTCACTCAATACTCGCGTTCTTGTAATCCGATACCAGTCGCTACCAACAGGTGTTATATTTGTTGCTGGTTCAATACTGATATCTTGTCCGTAAGAAGAACCAGTATACATGGCAACAGAGGCAGATGTAATTGCTGCTCCATCACTTCTTTTTACCAAAACGCTAAAAGTCCATGTGCGGGATTTTAATCCGCTTGAAGAAGTGTCCCATCTTGTTCCGCCAAAATTGTTTAGATAAACTGATCTGTCTGTTCCTGTGCCCAAATTCACTTTATACACTACCTCGGTTCCATATGTTTCTCCTCCAAAATCCACAACCGAACCACCAGGACCATCAGTGCTCCAAACCTGATTTGGATAAATGACACTTATAGGCGTTTGTTTCAAAACTAATGAAGAAAGAGACAAAAGGTTTTTATCGTAAGCGTTTGTAAAAGAACTTGTAGAATTAGTTTTTCCTGCGTCAAAATGAACTGCAAGATTTTTTGTTATTATGAAATCGTCTGTTGGTGGAGCAGATACGGAAACAATTCTGCGTCCAGTCACAGGAGACGAGTTTGTGGCAATATCTCCGTTCAAGAACGACTCAATCTTGTTATTAGAATCGCGGCGAGCCTCACCAATACAGGTTCCCATGCACACACCTGAAAGGTGTGGGTCATAAGCAATAAAATTCTGTGCTGCTCCAACAGCATCGCCCTGCGGACGGAAACCCACAAGCCCGACAGGAGGCAGCGACGAACCTGGATACAGAACAGTTCCATTTGGCAGAATGGTGTAATACGAAGAGTTCTGTAGTGACGGATTTCGGTCTTCTGCGTTGTAAGAACGGTTGAACAGCACCGAGTCAAGTCGCAGGTTGTTTCCGTATGCAACATTGGTATTACGAGACGCTAGCAGCCCGTAACCGTAACTTAAACCTTCTAGTGTGCTTCGATACACCACAAAAATATCTGCATCGTCTGTAATCTTTAGAGGACGCTTCAGATACATGTGTTGACCTGTCATTAGTTTTTCAGCACTACTACCTGCTGCGGTGAATCCCATGCAGATGCCTGCTGCAAGGCTGACCCCACGATATGTGGTCTGTGGTGAGAACACCAAGCCGCCGTTGAAAGACACACCTGTAGCACCGCTGGCTGATGCGGTTTGAAGGGTTGGACGAAGTTTGTCTACGGTGACTCCTGCGTATTTAACGGCAGACATTCCAGAAGATACTGTGAATGTTGGATTTACTGGGTTGCCGTTGTATGATAGTTCAGTAATAGTTACTGATGTGCCAGTTCTGCTTGAGTCTGCTGTTTCCAAGTAAAAAGCAGAATCCATATAAAAAGTTTGTCCGTAACCAACATTCTTCTGACGCTTTACCACGCCGTCTTTTCTCCAAATCAAATTCGGCTCAACATATTCCATTTCAAACACAGAATTATCGAATCCATCCATTGTTGGAGACATTTCACTAGATTGTTCATAGTTGCCAGAACTGTCGAAGTTTATGTAATAGACTCTTCGTATGGCAGTTGTATCACTTGCCACTGGACCGAGAGAATACACCCAATTTCCAGGATAATAATTGCCAGTCGTTACATCTGAAGCAGTATTCAAACCAACCTTACAGCGTCTACCCTGTGTGAATCCCCCACACAGACCATTAAACACAAACGCTATCTTTGTGACAGGATTTGTATTGTCATATACCTGTCTTGTCCAGCCACTGATTGTAGTTGCAGTATGCGTAATGTGCGCGACACCGTTCCACTTGTCCCATGTGGGTGGCATGGCATCGTTGCCTGATGGTGATGCGTCTCTCCACACATCAACGCTGACACCATTCGCCACAGAACCACAAACACCAATATTTTCAGGCTTGAGCCACAACACAAGCCCACGCATACCTTCAGGAGACAAGTTGGTTTCTCTGCCTCTAAACCAAGCGGCTGTGCTGCCTAGAGGAGCACCAATAGGGTTGTGTGCAGTCACGCCAAACTCATCACAAACCGTGTAAGTATAACCAAGTTGAGTATAAAAGAATCCAGAACCAAGAGGAGCAGTGGTTCCGTTTATTCCCACTTCTGCGGTTGAGCCAATATACGGATTGTAGCCACTAGGATAAAAGTCGCCTGTGTTTCCGTACCATTTTCCGCTGCCATACGAGCCGCCAGGAGGTGTGGTTTTGTACGGATGGGTGGACGGCAGGTTGGCTGCAAGCCCGTACTTGTGAGCAAGATACCCCTCTACTTTTTGTCGGTTGATTTCTCCAACATCGCCTTGATACGCAATTATCTCTGCTAATTCTCCGTCAAATGCTCCGTTTAAAGAGTCGTTCTTTGCAACACCTATCATTAGTGTTGCGGTTGCGCTACTGTTGTTTTTTGCTAAAGCCTGTGAAACAGTTCCCAAGCACACACCGTTCAAGAACAAAGAAAATGGTCCAGAATTTCCAGAACCTATACTGTGTGTGTTAGAAACTATTTTCCAATCACCAGTTGTTCCTATGCTACCAGAAACACCAGATATTGCAGAAGCGGACGCATAAACATACGCAAAAACCTTTGGATCTTTTAAACTGTTTCCGCTTCCTGTCACTCCAAAAAACAAACCACCCCAAGCACCGTGGTCAGCAAGCAACACATTACCAGTCTGATACGCTCCATAATTATTTGCGGTAGTCAGTCTGTTTGGTTTTACTACAGCAAAATAAGAAATAGATGCTGTAAGACCCAAACGCCCCATAGTCGGTCCACTAAACCCATGAGAACACAGAGAACTAAACTGTGATGGTCCACTAAAGTTGTATTGTACTGGTCTAAAATTTATAGAAGCGTGTGTGTTTATTGCTTCTTTCTTGAAATGTGGAGTCAACCAAACATTAGAATTGGGATAAAGATTCACATGAGAAAAAGTGTGTCCACCAACCAAACTAATCCAATCCTTTACACCAAAAATATCTTCAACGGTTACACTTCTGCCACCTGGGTCTGATCCAATCGTTCCATTTTGCAAAATGTAACCCCAATTTGCAGTCAATCCAGCACTAATACCACCATTGATATTGTATGTGCTCAACCACACCTGAAGAGTTGCACCAACAACTTGATTCGGCAAGAATGTCGAGTTGCGAAGATTGGTGAATGTGCGAAGAGCGTATGGCGTGTAATTGCCGACTATTGGGTTTCGGAAAACTGTGCCTTGAACAGATGTGTTTGGTTCATTTTGCAACACATCTTTGACCAAAATAGACCCGAACATTCGCGTTCCAGCAGGGTGAACCAATTCTTTCAAAATTTGAAAATAGGTGTCAAGACTTACTGCTGTTTTTAAAACATAAGAAAAATCTTGATAATAATTTCCGTCCTGTATCTTTTTGGTAGATGACAATTTTCCGCTATTGTTTGTATAAAATCCAGGGTATCGGGTTATCGCAGTAGGAGAAGCAAATACAACAGCAGAACTCAAATCTCCTGTTTCACTTATAAACGATACCGTAACCGTGTTGAAATAGTTGATGCCTGAGTTTTTTACGCCTATTTTCTTTATGGTTCCACCAAGACCTGTCTGTTCAATAAACGCAGAAAAACCAGTTCCCTTTTCATCTGTGATAAAAACTTCATCACCGACTCTAAAGTTTTTTCCAGGGGTTTCGATGAAAAATTCAGAAAGCACGCTGTACAAATTTTCAGTATACTGCTCTCCGTTAATCAGTAAAACGATTGGATCAGTACTAACAAAATTTCCAATCAAATTTTTCAAGAAAAATTCTGTAATCTCGTATCCGTTTTGATTGTACTGCACAACGCTGTCGATATCAGCAGATGCAACAAGAGCGTTTCCGATATACTGGTATACAGTTGTTCCTCTAGCGTTAAACAGAACGGAACCATTAGAAGATGTTGTTTTTATGGAAACATTTTCAACCCACCTACCATCTGATGTTTTTAGTACATCTTCTTTTGGATAATAGAACTCTACATCACTATCATACAAAACTCTGAACAAAAATTTATAGGCGTTTTCGGTTCCCTTGTTACCGTAGAAGTCGCGTATATGCTTTAAGAGAGTATTCTTATTTGGTTTGTTTCCGCTTGTATTTGTTGCCAAAATATCTGGAAACCCATCCAAATATGTTACTTTGAAGTGATTGTAAAATTCTTCCAAACTACGATCAATATCATAGATGGTATCCAAACGAGACAAAACAAATCCAGGGTTATCTCTCTGCTCCATCCACTCATAATACGCTTTGATAAAGAGAACTAGTTTTCTATAGTCTCTACGCATGAAAGAAGGAAACTGTTCTTCTATAAACGGAGACAACAAACGCTCTAGCGTTTCAACAGGAGTATTCAATACTATGTTCTTTATATCAACCATATGAATTATGTGTTAGAACTTTCACGAGAAATTGATTCTGTCGTTAGAGAAACAGAAACAGAATCAGAATAGCCTCTGTTTACACGAATAATTTTATTTTCACGAACAAACAAATCCTGATTCTCTGGTTTTACAGTTATAGTTATTCCATAAACAAGATTGGAAGATATCTGCGGAACAAACTTATAACCCATTCTGACTATTCCTTTGGCATAATCTACACTTCCAACGGAAGACATAATAATTTCTTTTTCCATGTGGGTATTATATTTAACCACATTCAAATTTCCGTTCCCATCGTCTTCTAATATACAGTTGTATACAGTATTTCCGTCCATATTTTTATGTGGGAACATGTTTGATGACACCACGATTTCACTGTGATTTTCATGGGGATGATAAATGGAATTAGAGAAATCAATATAGATTCCTTTTGATTCTATGATTCTGCCAACCTCAACTGTCTTTCTCAACATTATTTTTGTTTGGTTGCTCAAAATTGATGGGTGTAGATTGCTGATACCACGGATAAGTTGAGAATAATAAAAATTTGAACCAAACGAATTTAGAGTCAAGTTAGAGAAGGAGTACACATATGACACCACAAGTGCTTTAAGCGTTCCAGGTGTTATATTTAGAGCAGACTGGTTGTATGTGATTTTGGAATCCACTACCAAGTCAAGATAGTCTGTATCAACTATTTCTGGAATGATTGTCATCACAGATGCGTTCTCACGAAGTGTTCTAACCAAACTCTGCTTTTCGCTGTCTGACAGAGCAGAACCCGACTGTGGCTTGATGGCAATAAACACCTTTCCATATTGTGGAGGCGTTGTAGTTTCTCCACCATACACATACACCGAGGCAGCATTGGTGTAGTATTTGTTTACTGCTGTGATGTAATCGCCTTCGGTCACTGCTCGGTTTTGTGACTTGTAGTACTTGGGAGCCATGAACTTGATACGAGTGGACGCTTCAGCATCAGCACCGCCTGAAGACGGCTCTGCTGCTTGGGGAGTTCCCAAATTTGCTACATTGCTAGAAAACGATTCTATTCCGTTAGCAACCGCTCCGTTAGTTTCCAAATATTCGATGGAAACAAGATTTCCTGTAGCGGGCTGCTTCCCCAAGAAGTCGTCGCCAAAATACAGTTCGTATAGCCCCTTCTCTTTTTCCTGCAAGAAAAACACTTTGGAGGTGGGGGTCAGGTTAATATACGAAGTGGCTTCACTCCACACATCAGAAGCACCTGTAGTGTCGGTCACGGATGCTTGAACACGAACACGAATGGTTGTGGTGTCAATCTTATCGTTGGGAATCAGCAGAACAGAGAAGTCCTTCTTGTTTCGGTCGTAGATGTAACTTACTCTGCGAATGCTGCCTTCGTATACATCAATATTTTCAAACGCATCAGTTTCGGTGTTTGCGTATACATTGTCTAGCAGCACAAACTTGTATTGGGTTCCTTCGTCATCGGTTCCAATAAATTCACTTCCGCGAGACAGATAGGTGTTTGTGGTAGCAGCAACTCCACTCAACGGCACAGTCAGGGTGGCAGTAGCGGCTCGTGCTGACTGTGGAGTATATCCCAACTGCTTGGCGTGAGACACGATTGACGGGCGGGTAACAGCACTGTCCAAGAACATTTCGTTTGCCACCATGTTGGCGTAAAAACTTTGGTAATGGGTATTGTATGCCATTACATCCAAAATGGTGCTCAACACAGAGCCGTTGAAGTTATAGTCTTTTAGTGTGCTTTGAGACTCAAGAAACGCTTGTAGAGACGCTTTTGCCTCGGTAAAGTCAAGACCAACAACATTCAAATTGTTTGAGTTTTCTGCCATCAGCGTATCCTTTCAAGCAGCGTTGTTAGCCGTTCAACCGCACCAATAGACTGAATAGTGTATTCCACCGTTACCTGATACTCATTAGAGTCAGGTGGAGACACAACATCCACTATTATATTGCTTACACGCGGCTCGTTCTTTCGGATAGTTTCAGTAATTCTGTCTCGTATTTCATATGCTGTAATGGCATCCACGGGTTCGAACAGTAGTGGACGGAGTGACGCACCCACCTGTGGCTGAAACAACCGCTCGCCAAACGCGGTAGACAGGAGATTTTGGATGGCTGTCTTGATGGATTTGGTGTCTTTTAAGATATTCACATCTCCCGACTTTAGATTTCGGGTCATGGTGGGGTCGATGTCTGTGTAGACAGGCTCTTGTGGAGATGATGAGATTTTTATGGGCATTACGGTTTACCAAAAGTAAGGTGTGAATTTATTGTTTTTGCAGATGTGCAAATGACTTCTCCAAGAGAATTTTCAGATATTCCTTCTGCGTGAACAGCGTCTAATTCTGAAAAATCACACCAATGGCAGCATATGAAACCCATAGGAGTCAATCCGTCTTCACAACGGAGAGGACTCAAAGCAAAGCACAGTACATTATTTATTTCAAGCCCGTAACGAAACGAGCACTGGGGCAGGTCACTTGTTCTGATTATTTTATTACTGCGGGTATCTAAAATATCCACTAACTCTTTGTAGCGGGTAAGCAGCACATCCTGCGATTCCAAAAGCATTCCCTGAACTCCTGCTCCACAAGATTCGTGGGTCACAGAAAACCGTTTGATGGAACTGCCGTCTGCAAACTTACCACCGTTGTGGAACTGAAAAACCATTGCCCGTGAAGCACGAACCAGTAAACGAAGTTCTGTAAGAGACTCGTGAACTTGGCTGTGTGATAATGCAGCCCGCTCTTCTTTTCTGTTCTGCACGATAGCAGATATTTTTTTCTTCTTGATTGTGGTCACAAAACCAACAACAATACCAACAACAAACACTCCAACAATTTCACCGATGGAATAAATCAAGTTTGAATACGATGAAATAGACGCTATCATCTGGTTGTAACACTCCCTGAATTTACAAATGGAGATGCGACCGAAGCATTTGCTGCCCCTGCTAACTGTTGAAATTCTGGTGTAAGTATTCCAGCCCCATTCACAGCAACCCCCATTTTATTGCAAGGGTCATTAGCCTCTCCTACCAAATTGCTAAAAAAGTTTATCTGGGAATAGTTAAGAATTGCTGCTGCGGCTTGGTTAATCATAGAAACACTTTTATTAGTCACATCGTTCAGCAAACCAGTTGCCTGATTTATCTTGCCAACAATCCCTTCCAAACCAGCGTTGAAATCTCTTGCAGCGGATTCTGCACCAGTGCCCGATGGATTTCTTGAAAAATTATCAAGCAGTCTTTCCAAATCCAAATTAACATTTCCTGCCACACTTATTGCGTTTTGTCCGTTTCCAGTCAACACACCTATCGAAAGTGTAACATCTAAACCCTCTATGCCTAAAGCACATCCCAAATTAGCATAAAAATTCATGCTGCCGATGGTGCTCATCAAAGTTTGTGGATTGCTCAATCGGTCTGCTTGAGACTTGAAAGCGTTGACGGCAGTTTGCAGAGTGTTTACATTTCCAATAACATTGTTTAATGTAGCAATATTTACACCAGTCTGTCCAAGGGCATTTCCAATTGTTCCTGCACCTCCAGGATTGGTAACTGCCGCTGCCAGAGCAGTGAGTCTCGACACAGACTGCGATAAACCACTACCAACAGCACCCGCTTGTCCGCCTGTGGTGTTTCTGACAAACGACCTGCCGTTTTGAGAATTTATAAGAGCCTTCTGCTCATCGGTCAACTTTTGCTTGCATGGACACGCCATAGTTTATCCTATTATTACTCGTGGTGAACCTGTTGGAACATCTCCACACGATGCCTGACTGGCTTCAGTGCAGACAGGAATTCCATTGACTACAACTCGTGGATTACCGTTAATCATAACTGCGTTGCTGTGCTCGTCTTTTCCGTGATTTTCTACAGGGTTGCCCTCAACAACAACTGGCTGTCCTTCTATAAGGACGGAAGAATCACCTATAAGAATAGTACCTCCAGCAGTATCTATGTAAGCCCTACAAACTCCTGGCATTAGACAAGCCCTCCATCAATTACTGTTGGGTTTGGCGACGGGTCAATCGTTATAGACATTAAAGTAAATCCAGAATTGCTTTCACTTGGCAAATAACCGTAGGATTGAGTAATCCCACAAATCCAATAGTAACCGTCCCGTTTTACAACATCTCCGTAATTGTAAACACGATATACCGAAGTGTTTGGTTCGTATTTGCGATGGTCGCCTCTGTAATTCATTGTAGTTGAACCTTGGAGGGTCTAACAGAAGGCTGACCAGAATTCAATTCAATACGGCTTCCAACCACTGCAACAGAACCGTCAGAGATGAACTCAACAGTCTTACCCGAGAACGCAATACTGTCAGCAGCAAAAAATTCCATCTGCTTGCCTGACGCTCGGAATTTGCCTTCGCATTGCAGATTCACTTCAGCCTTGGCAAAGATATTGATGTTGCCGTCTATCTGAATGTTGCTGCCGTTTCCGTTGATGGTGAGATTTACAGGGCCGTCAACCACCACATTCAAGCCCTCTTTACCGCCAATGTATACCTTTTTGTTGCCCAAGCAGATTTCGTAATCGTCACCAACAATCTTCTGAACACGGGTTCCATCAGGACTAGTTTCCCATCCGTTGGCTACTTCAGTAAATGTTCCTGACTTATGGTATTCGTGTATGCGTTCAGCACCTGGGGTATCGTCGTATTCTTTGATATGTCCACTCTCGGTATACAGAACATGATTCTTTGGGTATACAGCATTATATGGTGTGGCAGGCTCGCTCCATTGTGATTTGCCGTCTTTGATTCCAGGGGTGCTTTGGATATTCTGCTTTACCTCTTGGAGTTTCTTTTGAACAACTGTGCCCTCTCCAACAGCATCAGCATCATTTCTAGCCAAACGGTTGGTATCACATTCGTTTACTACAGAAACTCCAATTGGAAACAATCCATTTTCCACATCTTCTGTTTTGGCAGGATATCTGCCCGATGGGTCATCAAATCCAATACTTGTGTCTGCTTCTCTCTGCGGATACCCGCCAAACGATCCAATCATTACTGGATCTTGTGCGTCTTCTGCATCTCGGAAAAAACCAAACACATGAGAACCAGCAAGCAATCCAGTAGGAGAAGTTCCAACTCCTGAAAGTGCAGCACTGGTTAGTGGCTGCATGGGATACGCCCAAGGCAGAGACGATGTTGGAAGTTCTACTTTGTTTTCGCTGTGGAATCCAAAAATACGAACACGACATCTGCCCAAAAACAACGGATCGGCGGTGTCTTCTACCACACCGTGCCACCACACAAATCCTTCTTTTCCTGTAAAG